AAAGGGCGACCTCGACTCGACACTAAGTAAGTGGGAAGAGGAAAACGCTGCGTCTTTGCCCCCAGGCTATCGTGATATGATGGTTGGCTCCCAGCAACAAATGCAGTCGCAACAGGGCGAGATCGCACAGATCAAGCAGATGTTGAACCAAGTCTTGGCACAATCTCAAGGCAACGTTCAAGCGGCTCGCGAAGGCATGCAGCAAGGGCAGAACTCGCAAGTGTCTGCAATACGTCAGCAGATCGCCAACAACATCGACCGCGCACAGAGCCTACTGAAGTTGCCCGACGAGAAGGCGCAAGACTTTATGACCTTCGCAGCCGAGCGCGGCTTTACGATGGAAGACTTCGCAGACTTGCAATTAACAGCCAAGGTAATGAACGACTTCAAGAACAACATGGATGGCCCTGAGATGCAGCGCATGCGCGACATCGCCCAACGCCGCCAAGCGTTCACTGGTTCTTTAGGCTCAACACCAGCAGCATCTGGTGCGGCTGGCAATGCTGAACCTACTGGCGACCGCTTTGCCGAGTTCACACAAAACGCAATGTCAAAACGTGGATTAGGATAATCTCTCATGGCCGCAAAGAAGAAACGTTGTAATGTAAGTCTATCTGTCGGACGTGGAGAAAAGAAACCAGCATCTCAGGGTGCTGGTCTTACCGCGAAGGGTAGAAAAAAATACAACAGCGCATGCGGCTCTAAACTAAAATCTCCCCAGCCGAGTGGCGGAAGCAGAAAGAAATCTTACTGTTCTCGTTCGGCTGGGCAGATGAAGATGCACAACATCTCATGCAGTAAGACGCCTAAGAAGCGCATATGTGCAGCCCGCAGACGCTGGAAATGCTGAACGGGACGATAACCTCCTAAAAGATAGCTACACTAACCGTAATGCCATCACAGTTGCGCTACGGCCTGACTAGGCAGCAACAGGGTGACGCGATGTTTTGACCGCGCTGCTCGCTGAACCGCAAACGCAACAGCCTTTTACAAGGAGACTATATCATGGCTGCTATTCAAGGACTACGCGGGTCAGGCGAGTTTTCGACTGACTTCCGCCCCAAAAATTACCGTGAACTTTTCACACTAATGGAACCAAATGGTAACGCGCCACTTAACGCGCTGCTTGCTATGGGTTCTTCTGAAGCAACAGACGATCCAGAGTTCAAGAACTTTCGTGACGAACTTCCAGATCGTAAACTAAAAGTAAATGGTGCGGTAGCTTCTACGTCTACAACAACAATTACTATTGACGCTTCTGACGACAACAAATTCGCGATCAACGGCGCTATCGTCGTGAACAGCGAAACTGCTGAAGTCATGCACGTTACTGCTGACACCACAGCTACAACGCTGACTGTCACACGTAACATTGGCGGCACTACACACCAGATTGCCGACAACGCAGACCTGTTCATCGCTGGCTTTGCAGCGGCTGAAGGTGGATCAAGCCCAACCGCGATCTCTTTTGACGCGTCTGTAAGCTCGAACTTCTGCCAAATCTTCCGTACTGCTTTCCAAGTATCGAACACATTGAACTCAACCTTCTTGCGCACAGGCGATAAGATGGACGAGGCAATGACTAAGGCTCTGAAGCTCCACATGTCTGACATCGAACGTGCAATGTTCTTCGGTATCAAGCATGAGGCAAACGGCTCTTCTGCTCAACCAACTCGCTTTTCTGGCGGCTTGTTGAACAGCTTGACCAATGTTGTCGACATCACAACAGACTATGCTGCTTACGGCGGCACTGGTGCTGGCAAAATGCCAGAAGAAGGTTTTGACAGCTTGCTGATCTCAACCATCTTTAAGTTCGGTTCTAAGCAAAAGATCGCCTTCGTTGGCGAGAACGTTGCGAACCACCTCCAGCAGTACGGTAAAGACCGCTGGCAACCAACTGCACTCGAAGGTGCGTATGGTGTGAACCTCACACGTTACAACACTTTCGCAGGCGACCTTATGGTTCACTTGCACCCGCAGTTCCGCCAAGTCCCAGGAATGAAGGACTCAATGATTGTCGTTGATTTCCCATACCTGTCATACCGCTACCTTGAAGGACGTGACACTCAGTTGCTGGAAAATCGCCAGTCACCTGATGCTGACAGCGTCAAGCACGAGTACCTAACCGAATGTGGTTTGGAACTCTTGCAAGACAAAGTACACGCTCACATCAAGAACTGGACTACGCGCACAGCGTAGGGACGACCAGATCGAACTTCTAGTTCATTATAGGGGGCGTAACGCGCCCCCTATTTTATTGGAGACATCACATGGCAAAAGAAGCGACATCGACCAAGCAGGCAGCACCGAAACGCGCCCGCACTGCGAAAGGTCACTACATCAAAGACGACCCGAAAACGCCCAACATAAACGAAGCGTTCGAGACAGAATACGTTTGGTATGAAAGCCGCAATGAGGAACCATCAATGTTCCCAGTAGCGAGCATCAATCCCATCAGAAACTTCAGCAATGGCAGACTTGAATACAAGGTAGAGAAAAGTGACGTCGCTCGCTTTGAGATGAACCACTTTGTTAAAAATTCAAGGATTGTAAAAAAAGGCTAACTTATGGCACAGAGCAACGTTAATCCCCACATTCGTGATAACCACTCGCCGCTCAGTACGTTAGCTTTGCAGGCTCTGCGGAGGTACGGGGATTTCAACTCTGGCTCTGTAGACGGCGACGTGATGGGAATGTTTGTCGAGTTTGCAAACATGATTATCGACGAGGTTAGAATGCACCCGTATTTTGACGGCGTTGACGTGGATTACTACCAGTCTGCCACAGACGTTCGCAATATAGACGACCAGATAATTATTGCTGGTCTTCTGTACCATTACGCGGCCCAACAAGGCAGCGACAAGTTGCAGATATATACACCTCAGTTCCAGCGAATTTTAAATCAACAGATGTGGAACAAGTACAACGGCAACACCAAGATACAGTTTCGCACAGTCGACGGTGGTACGAACAAGAGAAACATCAATGGAGCAAAAACAAGCAATAAAAATGGGACGGTTAGTTACTGATGTCTGGCACACGCTCATCATCTGGGGTCAAGACGAGAAGTTTTGTTTACGAGAACTTCCAAGGTCTTGATACATCGCGGGACATCACGTCTCTTGATACTGGCAAGGAACAGCACCTTTCCAAAATAAATAACGCCACATGTGACTGGCGCGGGCAGATCGTTCGTGACGCTGCATGTCTACGGCGTGGCGGTGAGTTTCGCGTACAGCACGTTCGCTTCTTTGGTAAGGACGAGCTTGTATGGGCGGAGCGAACGGGTGCAGGTATTAACTTTAGGTCGGAGCGAGACCACGTCTTAGAGAACGTACATCCCGCAGCATCTATTGTCAGTACGACAGTCTTTAACCAGATGGTTATTTTTACGTCACGGGCTAGACCAATGTATAGCTACGACGGCATCAACTTTGAGCGCAACAAATCACCCGCAGCGGATAACCTAAGACCATCTTTCTGCACGTCTGTGCAACGACGTCTTGCAGTCGCAGGCATTCCTGGTCGAGAGACCCAAGTACATTTATCTCGTGTCGACCAAGATCAAATATTCCCAGACGACGAAAACCCAGACACGACGTCTGTCTTGCGGGCTGGCTACATCGATGTCGCCAACTTGCTGGGTACAGCAGACCAGATTACTGGTCTTGGCTCTTTTGAGCAAAATCGTCTTGTCGTATTCACGTCTGACAAAGCTATTGTCTATAGGGTAGACCCTGACATCAGCAACTGGGTTGTGGATGACAGTGCCAACATCAACATTGGCTGCGTGTCTCACAATACCATCGTAAACGCGGGTACAGACCTTTTGTTCTGCTCACGATCTGGCATACACTCAATCAAGCGTTCGGAAGAAAACGGCATCCTAGTATTCAGCTACTCGATGTCCGACAAGATCGACATATTGTACCGTGAGCTTTTCAAGACAGTACAAGAGCCAGAAACAATCAGCGCGGTCTTCGACCAAGACACAGCGCAGTACCACGTCTTTTTCCCACAAGGTAGCGGCACAACGTGCAAACGCCTTA